TCGTGAACCGACCACATATCGTTCAACGTGACTGTGTTCTCCGGCCCCACCATCAGCGGCTTGACCTCTGGCGCTGGGGGCTTGTCAGCGACTTCAGACCATGATACCGCAACCATACGGAAAGCGTCACTAGGGTGTGATGTCCAGTCGTGGCGCGGCGATTGCCGGTACGCCTTCTTGTCTTCGTCGTATTCGCGCTGGTACTGCCGCAGCGCCTCAATGCCATCACTGCATTTGGTTGCGTCAAACCACACCCGGGGCAGCATCATGCGTACCGCTTGAATGCCTGACTGCACGCCAATGTCGGGAACAACGGCCAGTTTGCCAATGTCGAGTTGTGCGGCCAATTGCTCAATGATGCTCTTGCCCGTCTGTAGGCTCTTGGCCCGAGCATCGTGCGGCAGGTAGTGCTTGGCGTAACGGTACGGCTTGTTGCGTACCACATCGGCAATCGTGTGGATGTCCTCGCCCGAGACGGCGTAGAAGTCTATGACGCGGATTTCCCCGCGTGCTACTTGATAGAACCAGATGGCCGTGTCGTCTCTCCACCCCAAGTCCCATGCGGTATATACGGGCATACCGGGGTCATACGGCACGTTGGTGATGCGGCCTTGGTCGTTAGCCTCGCGCATTTCCTTACCGTAAAAAGCGCCGAGAATCGCAGCCTCAAAACTGCACTCGTACTCCTGTAGGTACTGATCCTCGGCCAACTGCGCCCGTGCTGCGGCTAATTCGCCAGCGGGCAACAACCCCGACGATGAAGCGGGGAGGCGCAACAGGAACCATTCATCCGGCAGGCGCTTTGCTGTCTCGTAAATCTCCCAAAACTGGTTCTTGCCCTTCGGTGTACCGCCAAATACAGCCCAACCTTGCTTGTCTGACAGCGCCGGGCGTATGACGTTGCCGAATACACTGGGCTTAAAGTCACCGAATTCGTCCATGTATACGCCCGAGAACCCCAGTCCGCGCATATTGTCTGCGGTTTCGGCCCCGTACAGCCGTATCTGGCTGCCGTTGATGAGGGTGATGGTCAATTCCTGCTCGTTGACCGATTGAGTTATAGGGTGTGCGCCGTCCTTAAAATACTGCCAAGCAATTGCCTTGGCTTGCGACCTGTACGGACTGACGTATGCGAACAAGCCATACGGCCCCTGATACATCGCAGCAGCGCGAATCATGTCGTTGACGGCGGCGACGGTCTTACCTGCGCGACGGTGTGCGACAAGGCAGGCCCAGCGTTTCGTGCGCTCATGGAACCGCATGAACGCCTTGCGCGGGCGGTAGGGGAGAATTATTCGGGAGCCATCCATCCGATCTGTACCTTGACCGGGCCGTTGTCTTTGCCTGTGATCTCTTGGCGGGCTAGTTTGGGAACGTGGTACTCCAGCAGGGTGCTAAAAGCGTCGAACGCAGCCTGTGGCCCCTTCTCCGCTGCGATCTCGTCTAGCCACCCTTGGAGGCGGTCTGCATTGCCGTCCACGAACGCTGCAATGGCTTCCCTCGCGGCCGCTGTCGCTTTGTTGGGGCTGCCTTTGCGGCTACCGCCGCCTGTCTTTACGCCTTTAGCCATTGCACTTTACCGCACTTTGCCATGAGCAGCGGAAAACTATCATTTACTAACCTTTGCCAACTGTTTTGCCCTTTCTTTAGGAGTGGCGTTTAAAAATGCCTTAAACTGGTCAACGGTACGAAATGTTCCGGCGTTCTGTATCAAGGCATCTACCGTTTCGGGCAGCAAAGTTTTGCGGAGATTACTTGTTGCCGCTTCAAACTGTTCCATCGGCAGGTCGGAATTGTAATATGCCTGTATCCAGTCCTCTACGGCTTGCGGGTTCTTGGATTGCAAAACGGAAGTAGCCAACTTCATTTCTCGTTGCACATTGTCGCTTAACGGCTGCGGGCCGCCGCCCATTGCTTCGTTAATGCGGTCTGCCATTTTTTCAACTTGACGAGACCGAATGCCAATTACATTGTTATTTGCCGCCCGCGCCTCACCCGCCGCCTTCGCCACGCCACCCACAACAGGCACCGCATCAGCAACCCTTGCCATCGCAGGGTCAAAGCCCTTCAACGCACCGATCAACCGGCCTACCGGCACAGCAGATGCAGCAGCCATCGCCATGCCAGCCTCGTCATCGGCTCGGCGGGCGCGTTCAAAGTCACGGACAGCGAGGGCTTGGCCTACACCTGGCACTATGCTTGCGCCCATTTCCACAGCCATGTCCACGGCGTCAGAATCTTGCGGCTGGTCAAGGCTAACCATGCGCTCATAACGGCGCTTGAGGTCAGCCTTGTCGCCAAGGTATTGGAGGGCTGCGGCGACTTGTTCGCGGCGCATCGGCATTACTTGTTCCTCGCGCTGATGGCTCGTGCCTTGGCCTTTGCGTCCTCCTTGCTAGACGCGCCCCACGCCTTCAGCGCAAGGGCTAGGCGAGTAGGCTTGCCGTTCTTCGCCATTGGCCCCGGCATATTGCCCATACGGGCCAAGAAAGAGGCTCGGCGTGGGTTGTCGCCTGACTTCACAGGCGGCTTCAGTGTCCCTCCTGTTTCGGCCTTGTACGAGGCACGCCCCTTGGCGTTCAGCCCGCCCTTGGGGTTCTTGCCCTCGCTACGAGTCCACGCGGCTGTCATTTGTTTTCTTTCTTGGCCGTCTTGGCGCTCTCACGGAACGCCTTGGCTGTCGGTGCGCCGGGTTGGCCGGGCTTACGCATACGCTCGCCACTGCCCGCCTTAATGCGCTCTTGTTTGGCGAGAATGTTGGCGTATAGCCCTGCCTTTCTCATTTGAAACGCTCCAACTTGTACAGAAGGGAGGCGATCTCGCCCACGATCTCGTCAATGATGTTCTGCAAATCGGTGTCAGTCGGCAGGTCTTTGCGGATGCCCTTGACGAACGTCAGCAGGCTGTTGGCGTACTTGGCCGCATCGGTCTGTACCTTAAACCCTTCAGGGTAATCGGCCAGCGGGATGATCCCGTGGTGGCCTTGATAGGCTTCCGCGTACTTGTCAGCCAAGTCCACGATGTTTTCGTAGTAATGCCCGAGTGCCTTGTGGGCGGCATAACTGGCCGTCTGCAAATGCAGAAAATGCATGGCCGTGCTGCTGTGTAGCAATACGCCTACAAATTCAGCGGCGTCTTTGTGGCTCATTGCGGCGTTAGCCTCAAGGTGGGCAGGATTATTGCAGTCGTAGCATCCCCTAGCGCGTACCGCTCTGTCAACTGCCGCTCGGGCGGGTATACGAGGATGCGTTTAGACAGGTCAAACTGCATGGCGTTCCATACCCCCTTCTCAACGCCCTCAAAGTCGTCAAGCGTGATGATCGTGTCGGGGGCACAGAGCCGCGTCAAGTGCTCCCGGTCATCGGCTTGTAGCCGCCCGTCAAGGTGCAGCAGGTCAATCTTGCCGTCTAATTTGGCAAGCATCTCGGTGCTGCTTGTGTGGTACTGCGTAATCTTGGTTGCGAGCGGGAGTTTGAAATCGTGCGTCATGTCGCAGGTATGGACGTCAGCGCCCAGCCGCGACAGCACAAACGTTGATTTGCCAATGTACGTGCCGACCTCGGCCACGGTCTTGGGCCGGAAGTAGCGTATAACCGCCCACAAGGCCATTAGGGAGGCGTGGTTGGTGCTGCCAGTACGTCGGGCAGGGTCTAACTTCTCCAAGTCCTCAATCACGTGCCATGGTAGGTCGGGCAGGTCGGCAAAAAGGGTGTCCCAGATAGCCCGTGAGAGTCGCCTTCGGTTCAAGTTCAGCATATATTCTCAGTATGTTCGTATTTTTCCACGTAGGCGAGGACATCGCCCAGCCCACCGCGATGGTGTTTTCCATTCGCGCCCACAACCCCGACGCGACCATCATTCAGGTCACAGACGACAAGACGCCAGCCGTACCCGGTGTCTCGCGGGTATTTGTGACGCAAGGCAATCGGCAGTTCTTGATGCAATGGCGCACCAATGCCTTTGCGGAACTCGGGCTGACTGAACCTGCCATGTACATGGATACCGACATGATCGTCCGGCACCCCATTGACCCTGCCGCGCTGCTTCGCGGAACCGTTGCGATGACACGCCGTGACTTTAACCGTGAGGCCATCTTTAACATCCGCCAGCGCGGTCAGGATTACTCGGAGTACGAGGGAAAGACGCTGGATGAGGTGTACCCGTTCGTCGGCTGCTGCACGATCACGGCGGACTGGGGCATCTGGGCCGACCTTGCGGAAATGTACAACGCCCTGCCTGACAAGTTTCGGGTCTGGTACGGCGACCAAGAGGTTTTGCGTGAATATGCCAAACGTACCGCCGTACAACACTTGCCAGAATCGCACTACGCCTGCCTTCCCGAGCACCTTGCCCAACACCCAGACCCGGCCATCGTCCACTACAAGGGTCACCGCAAACTGCTCATGTTCAGCGATACTGCTCGGGCTTGATCGCGGCTAGATACCGTTCCATCAACTCACGCACCGTGGCTTCGGGGTCACGCGCAACGTAAAACTCTTGTCGTGGCTCAAAAATGGCGGCAAACCGCTCTTGGCTAGGACGTAGTTTCGCCTTGACGACCTTGATTTCCACCCAACAAATCCACGGTGTCCCGTCCGGTAAGTCTCGCACCACGAGCCGATCCGGTACGCCGCCGTTTGAGGCGTAGTCGAGGACGACGAACCCGGCGGCTGTCAACGCCTGACCGATTAGACCGTCGTTCGCGTCCCGCCTCGCTCGATATCTCATCCCGTGCCTCGTTGATGCAGCGAATCAGCCATATCTGCCACCACACCCTTGTGCGTTTGTTTAGCCCTTTCACGCAGTCGCACCAATCCTTTTTCACTAAACAACCAACGCACCATCGTTACAAGGTGCGGGTCACCGAGAATAGCAGCAGGGTCAGTTTCGCGGATGAGTTCACCCACACGACCTTTCAGCCTCTCCACCTCATCGGGGTCGGTCACTCGGCACAACACCGCATCCAAGTACCGTAACCGTTGCAGTGACCCTTCCTTAAACGACTGTTCCCACCCAGCCATAGCCTGTCTGTCGTAAAACTCGCTACGCTCGTGGTTGATGTCTTTAGGACTGGTTTCCTGTTTCCGATAAAGAATTTCATCTCCCATGTCTCACCTTTAAGGTCATACAGACCTGATGACTGATGGTGAATCCGCACGGTTGAGACGTAGGAACGCCTCAATGGGATCGTGCGGAGTGATGACTGACGGAGCCATCCGCTGTCGGCTACTTTTCACGGGTTACCCCGTTGCCATTTGCGCTTCCCGACTGACGCCGCGCACCCACAGGCTGGCTGCCCCGGTGTGGGTTTAGGGTCATCTTGCGCGTAGTTTCCCCGACCAAGATGCCCGAGTAGTTGGGCGTGGTGGGGTGGTTGACACGACTAGAGCAGTCCGTCAAACTTCCATCACGCTCAAACCGCAAATTAAGCGTAAGGCAGCCCCCCTGCCGCGTCAAGCCCCCGCCAACCGGGGGCTTTTCGTTTCTGGCTTCCGTGACGGCATCACAAACAATCTTGATGACCGCTGCCCTCTCCCTTGCCTTACGCCGTGAAGCCCTTGCAGACGCACGGCGCTCGCTTATACGCGACCAATAATAAGCACGGTGGTAGGCGGTGCGGTTCATAAAACATCCACCGCAGCAATCCGCTCCCCGATCCAGCGCATCACCGGCACCGCCATGCTGTTGCCAAGTGCCTTGTAACGTGGGCCGTCAGGTGACTCTGTTTTGTTGCGCCAAGAAATGTTGGTGTAACCGTCTGGGAAGCCTTGCAGCCGCTCGCACTCCACGGGCGTGAGGCGGCGGACTTGCGTGGCGGTTGCAATGGCTGGGAGTGGTCTGCCTCCGCCGGTTGGCGACCCTTTAAGCAACGGCCCTGTTGACTCGTCCATCGTATGCGCGTTGTTTTCGTAATCCACGCCACCGATGTACGGCTGCGTTACAAAGTTGTGGTCACGGTTATGACCCGGGCCTTTGTGATCCGTTGCCATTAAAGTCTCTGCAACGCGCTCCACAATGGCTTTGCCCTCATCAACCCATTGGTTGCTGCCCCATTTTGCCCCGTCATTGGCTTGCAGCGTTGGCGCTATAGGGAAAGTTTCTGACGTTGGGTCAAGACGCATTCCAAGGCTTGCTGTAAGGCACTTGGCAGCGTCTTGCCGCGTTTCTCGGCTCGGCGCAAGATGCCCTTGCAGGCTGTGGCGCTCAAATAAAACCGCTGCGGCACGGTGCCAGTCTCCAGCGTATCCGACAACGAACACACGGCGGCGTCGTTGGGCCACTCCGAAGTATTGAGCGTCAAGAACGCGGTAGGCGAACCCATACCCGAGTTCTGCCAACATTCCGAGGAAGGTTCCAAAATCCCGTCCTCTGTTAGACGACAAAACACCGGGGACGTTCTCCCATACCAACCAGCGGGGGCGATAGCGGTTAGCAATGGCACCAAAGGTAAGCATGAGGTTGCCACGCGGGTCTGCCAGTCCTTTTCGGAATCCTGCGACACTGAAGGACTGACATGGGGTTCCTCCCACAAGAAGATTGATTGGTTCATTAGGCCATGCCTCGTATTGGGTCATATCCCCGTAATTGGGAACGGTCGGGTAATGGTGTTTTAATACGGCAGACGGAAAAGGCTCAATCTCGCTGTACCACGCGGCTTTCCACCCAAGGGGATGCCAAGCCACCGTGGCAGCCTCTACGCCGCTGCATACGCTTCCGTAAATCACCTGGGACGGGCCACCTTGCCCGCTTCATATTGCCAACGCCGAGCCTCTGGGACTTTGCCAGCCTTGACCCATTGCTGCACTGCCGCTCGAGTAACCCCGAAAGCCTTGGCAACAGCGTATTGGGAACCGTATTGCTTGATAAGTTGTTGGGGTTTCATAAAAAAGGAGGATAGGGGGGTTGACACGGCTTGTCAAGCCAACTATCCTATGCCTCGTTGACAGATACAACGCATCCACAAATAGGAGACAGGCAAATGCGAAATCAAATCACGATCACTCTGACGGAAGAGCAAGTTTCAGTAATCGTTCAGGATTACTTAGACAAATGCGATAAGGCGATGAGCCGAGGATTTTTCGAATCCGCTAAAACTTTCGGGCAGATCGCAAAAAACATTCGAGACAACTCGCAGAACTCAACAGGGATTCAAGCAACGATCAATTTAAGCAATATGTCAATTCGTATTTGATATTTGAACAGCAGGAGCAATAGAAATGCCCACCTTTGAAACCAAAATCTACGCCCTCGGCGTCTATTGGCACGCTGAAGTCACCTACGACTGCCACCCCGGCGATCCCAACGCCAACGTTGCTGACGACATCGAAATCACTGACTTGTGGCTGCTTGGCTGCTACTCGGAGGGCTGCGAGTCACGCGCTGTTGATCGCAACGACTACGAGTCCGTCCGCATCAAGGCCGACCTTGACTACCTTGAACCGGCTGAATCAGATGACTTGCTGCGACGGTGCTGGATCAACCTAAACGTGCGTTCGGAAATTGCAAGAGATGACGATTATGAAATCTAAGCAATCCCTTTGGCCGGTAGTCGTCCTGCTCATCATCCTTTACGGCATCGCGTGCATTGTAGAACCTTGTGACGGCCATAGTTGTGACGCGGAGGTGGTCGATGGACGCTGAACCGTGGGGTAACGATGACGCCTCTTGGTGGCATCAACTTGACCTTGAAATGCAGGAACGCGAGGAACAAGAACGCATTGAAGCCTGCAACAACGCAATAGCAGAACTACAGGAGACAAACGATGCAGAGTGAAACCTG